ACACAGGCTCATTTATGGTCCCGCCTCCCGCGAAGGAAAACAGATTGCCGAACCAGCTACCTACGGACGAAAACAGACCACCTCCGCCTCCGCCGCCTTTTCCGCCGCCGAAGAAGTTCTGGAACAATCCACCTGTCCAGTTCTCCATGCCAGAAGTAATCTGACTGCTCAGCGAGCGTGAAACAGACTCAGTTATCGAATCGAGAATCCTGTTCAGATAGTCTTCCCAATCATCCAGGTCTCCCTTTGTCGCATCGATAAAAATATCATGGAACGTGTCAGCCGCAGTATCCCAAGCATCTCTCCAGCCTTCCGCCATCTCCTCGGCTGCCGTTAGTTGATAGTCCTGTAGCTCCATAATACCAAGCTTGACACCGTCCATCCAATTTTGGGACTCCTCGAGCTTTTCCATTTCAAGGTCACGAAGATACACGGCCTCACGTTCGGCAATGTCTTTCTTCGTAGCAGACACGTATTCTGCCAGCTTTATCTCGTCGGCCCCGGCTTTCCTCCAAGCCTCCACCTGTTGCCGCATTTGATCCCGCTCGAATTCAAACAGGCCCATCGTGGCTCGTTTGTACTCAATGGCAAAACGCTCTCTTATCCTCTGTCTTCGCTTTTCTTCGCGCTCAGCATCCCTGTCAGGTTTTTCTTCTTCTTCCTTCCCCGCCCGTTTTTTGTCGAGCTCTTTTACCTCAGCCTCAAAAAGCTTTTGGGCCGCAAGCTTGTCGCCGGTAGCCTTGATGAATTCATCCCGGTCTTTCTTTATCCTTTCCAGCTCCAGAGCATAATGCTCATCCGACATCTTGCCCGTAGTTTGATAAAGCTGGTCGTAAGCTTTCAACTTGACATCGGTTTCTTGCCTTACAATATCAGCGAGCTCCGCGGCCTCAGCCTTGTCTATCGCCTTAAGGATATTTTTATGCTCCAGATATTGAAAGCGCATCTGATCATAACGGGCTTCGATCTCTTTTCTCTTCGCCTCCATTTCAGTTTGGCCGGCCTCACTAGCCTTCGTCAAAAGATCAGCCTCCACCAAAGCAAGGCGCAGTTCTTCCTGCCTCGCCTCAAGGCGCTTCCTTTGATTTTGCAGCGCCTCTTCCGCAGCTTTGGCTTCTTTCTTAGCAGCCTCTTCCTCAGCCTTCTCCTTATCGAGAGCGGCAAGCTGCTTTCGGATGGACACTATCTGCCCCCACAGCCTTTCGGCCTTTTGAAGATCCTCTTCGGAGGGACCGCCAAACCAACCCCCCTCCGTCAGCTCACTATGCTCTCCCTTCAACCGTTCCATCCTCTTCTCGAGCATGAACCTTATCGGATCCTCATCGGACTCTTTTAACAATGCTGCCAGCTTCTCAGCAGAATCTGCACCAAAAGTCTCCTTAGCTAATTGCGTGAAGCTTAAACTGCCGCCAGCGACCAGCCCCATAGCTTTTCCGAAATTATCCGCCCACCGTAGCGGGCTTGCTGCGACCTTACCGAACTTCAAAGCCAAATTAAGAATTCTCCCAATATCAACCGCAACGGTAGCAAGAGTATTCCCAAGAGCAACCCAATCGTCTTTATTCCCCCGAACCGTCCTGGTAAGATCCTTAATTAGATCATTCAGCGCACCGCTCTGGTTCTGGAAGATGTCGATCTTCACACCTTCGATAGCAGATTGCAGCTCTTTGAAGGCCCCGACTGTCGTGTTCCTCATGATGTCGGCAAGATCCTTCGCCGCGTTTTCGTGATCCTCTACCACCTTCATGTAATCACGAACGGCCTGTGTACCCATACCGAGCATAGCAAGAGCGGCCCTTGCCGATCTTTGGGTAAACATCTCCATGATCTCGGTTGTGGAAGCGCCTCTTTTTTCCAAAAGCTCAAGGGCATCAATAAAGTCTTTCGTATTGCCCTCCGCATCCACGGTCGATTCGCCGTAATACTGGAACACCTCAATCGTATCCTGGAAGGCCATCGCAAGCTGAGTACCGGCCATAGAACCTTGAATACCAGCATTCCCCAAAAGACCGATCATAGCAGAGAGTTCTTCAATCGTGTATCCGAACGAAGCAGCAAGAGGGGCCGAATACTTGAACGACTCCGCCATCATTTCCATGTTGACGTTGGACGTGGTAATCGTTTTGATGAACGTGTCGTTCACCCGCCCGAGCTCCTCAACGTCAAGACGCATGGCCGTCAACGCATTTGAAGCAATATCGGCCGCACGACCAAGTTCCAGATTGCCTGCGGTCGCCAAATCAAGGACACCAGGAAGGGCCTTAATCGCCTTACTTGCACTGAAACCCGCCATACCAAGAAATTGCAGGGCCGAGGCTGCCTGGCTTGCCGTCCATTCAGTGGTCTCCCCCATCTCCCTGGCAATGCTTTCGAGCTCTTTGAATTCATCTTCCGTGGCACGCATGACGCCGCGGACAGTCGCCATTGTCTTCTCAAACTCGGCGCCTGTTTTGATAATATCCCGGATAATCAGACCAAGACCAAGCGCAGCGATAGCGCCTTGAAAAGACGCAAGGGCGCCCACAGCCTTCGTGATACCGCCTCTTAGAGTCCGAAAAGCGCCGCCAAAATCCCCGATTTTTGCCTGGAAAAGCGCCACTTCCCGCCGGGTCATCTTCGTGGATTTCGCCACCCGGTCAAGTGCTCTCTTGGCAGTATTGGCGTGCATCCCTTTATGTAGGCGATTCTCGAGCTGTTTGATCTCCCGTTCAGTAAGACCTGTCTCGCCAGCAAGAGCTTTCAGGTCTTTTCTAAGACGCCTGGACGCAGCTTCGGCTTCTCTTGTGTCAATTTTTATGCGGATTCCGGCCATTGATTCACTTTCTTAATTTTTGGGCTTGACGTGGATAGAAAATTTGTTCGATCAGAAGGATCTTTTCGAAGTCTTCTTGCGTAGCGTCGTATGCCCGGCAGATATCGAGCACGGCAGGGATTTCCAATTTTTCAATGACACCGACCATGCGATCAAATTTCCTGAAATCCGAGCAGATACGCCACAGACTCCACGCCAGCCGATTCTCTGGAAGCAGCTCCACCCGGCATTCTTCGCAGGGCGGATTACCGTCATACAAATCAGTACAGACTTCGCAGTCTGCCCTGTCTGGATTGGTGGACCATTCGGCCCACCTAATCAATTTTTTTCCGCTTCCTCCTTGTCGGCCTCGGTCTTCTCGGCCAACTTTTCGGCATCTGCCAGCACTTCATCGATCAGATCGGTCTCGTACTGATAGACGAGCTCCTTCATCTTAGGAACACAAGGAATCGGCTCGCCTTTCTCATTCTCAATTCCTTCCCAATCCTTGATCACCTTGCTGAGTTTCCAAACCTTGTATCCATAGGCATCAAAGGACTCGAAGCGTTGCCCCTTGTCCCACTCCCGCTTGGTGTTTTTCGTAATGCCGTCATTGATTTCTTTCGGAGTCAGGGGCGAGACCAGGAACCTCGCGGTCTCTCCATCCCGGCTCTTTTCGATCCACTCTTCGTTCTTCTGTGTTCTTAACTTCATGCTCTACCCTCGCTTTTATACAGTTTTCGCACGGCCTCACACGCATGCTTTTTCTATTCATGTAAGCCATCAGCGGATGGCCGCAGTTATGGCAGTAGACATCGACATGCACAATCACATACATCGTCGTGCCCGAGGCCGTGCAATCAATTGCACTACTCAAATCTCAGTTCGATGGAGTCCTCCCCATCGGTCCCGAGAACACGTATACTCATGTTCAGTGCAACAGCCGGTGTTTCAAAAGCAACCGTGGGGACGGAGAGCCGACAGCGCTTCATGTAGATCGCCATCTTGCTGCCGCCGGTGTTGCCGAACACCAGTTCAATCGGTACTTCGTTGCCCTGATACCCATCGTAGAAGTATTTCCCATCCTCCTTTCGAAAGTAGACATTCAGGGTACTCGAGAGATCCCTCTTGTCTTCAAGATAGTCTTCCGGATGTTCGGTCCCGACCTCATCTCTGAGGTACTGTTTGGGCACGTTGAACGTCCAATCGTTGGCCCTGAACTTGCCGGCAACGCCGTCGATCTCAACCGCCGTATGACGACTCTCAACCGGGGTGCCGATCACGGAAGCCGTGGGCAGAAACCCCTTGATCACATCACCGTCACTCCAACCCCCGACGGGCAAAGCAGTCCCGAGAGTCAGGGTTTCAGTCGTGTAGTCAATGGCCGTGATCTCGTAGCCGGCTCCGGAATTGTCGTCCTCTGCGGTGACATTCCAGATATAGGCCCCGACTTTGTACCTCTTGGCATCTGCCACAACGATGTCATTCTGTTCCCCGGCAGCAGCACCATCAAGGGCATCCGTGCCGGCCCAGATCATTGTCATGCCCTGCCCGGAAAAATTCAGCGTCACGGCGCCTTCATTGTTCACGCCCAAAGACAGGCTTGTCACAGAACACCCGGCCATTGCCTGCACGAAATGGTCCGTCTCAATCCAAAGCGAGAAGGACGGGGACGTGGTCAACTGCCTGTAATATACGCTCTTGAGGTCAACCGCCGCTTCCTCACTATGGGAAGCAGGGGTCGTCCCGGCGTAGCCTCTGACGCAATCCGCAAATGTCAGTGTGGTCGTTCCACTCACACTTCCGTAATAGATCAGCTCGGTGTCGATCTCCACAACACCGCGCTCGGGCCATTCGTCACCTGTCAACCCATCAATCGAAAAGGTATCCACCGTGTCGTCGATCCCGCCAGTGTCGGAAAGATCGCCAGAAGCGGCCCCATTCTTCTTGCCCTGAAAGGACTGAAAGAGCGCATCTCCCTGAGGCACATTCCCTACCGTCCCGGAGGGCCTGCAATACATTGGGAGGCTCCACTCCCCCGCAGGCATGGCATTCTGGAAGGTGTCGAGACTGTCCAGGGTATCAGCCAGCTCGTCGCTTTCCGAGAATTCGGGGACCTGATTCATGACCCCGTTTCCAGCAGGTCGAATGAAGTCCGTGGCCGCAGGAAATTCAAGCGTACCCTTCGTGGTCTCCAGAACTGCAAAGATCCTTTGCTTTCTTGCAATACCTATATCACTCATCGTTTACTCTCCTACAAATGTATTGAAATTTACACTCACCTGGACGTGATACCAATTTTCTTCATCCCCCAGGTCTATCGTACTCGGTTCGCCGAAAAGTACACCGTTTAAATCCTTCCGTCTGAACAGGCCTTCTAGCTGATTTGCGTAAGTAAAAAATTGCTTCGTGCCCACATCCCGCGGTCCAAAAACATCAATCATCAGCACACCTGAGCGAAGCCCAACACCGTTCTCTCCAAGCTCCCCTTCTATTACCTCACCTGGAAGGATCGTCGCCCGAATCCAGTAATCGTCAATCGGCGGATCGAATGCCCTATTCTGGAGCGCCATCCCCGTCGCCGACCAATTCGTGTCAAGGTACACGTGAATTTCTTTTCTGATCTCTTCCGGTGTCATCACTCAATCAGCCTTCGCCTACTCAACGCTCTCTTTAATCTCGCCTGGACAGAAGCAAGGGTAATAGCGTAAATGCCGTGCGGCGCCCTTGAACTCCAGCCGTGCTCAAGCTTCCTTGCATAAAGCACGTTATTTATGATCCAGATAACACCGTGCCGAACCTTCCACTTCCAATTTTTGTACCGCCTTTCCTGATACGCCTTTGCCTGTCTACTCCTGGCTTCCCGGGACCCGCCAGAGAATTTGCCCTTAAACACGCCGACATCAGCTCCCGGCTCCTCTCCGGTGTCCAGGGTATTACTCGCCTTGTACTTCCCTGTCAGCACCGGACTGTTATCCACGATCTTGAAAAAGACCTCCTTACTTACCTCAGTGATTGTCTCCTCTATCTCTTTATCTACCGCATCGACGTAGCGCATCAAGGTTCTGTCGAACTCTTTCGAGCTCGCGTCCATGTGTTCAAATTTCTGTCCAGCCATCACTAAACACCCGTCGCATCAAATTGGTGAGCTGCACGTCAGAAAGCGCAGCGTACATCTCCTTCTCCATCCTTAGAATCGGAGTTTCCTTCTTGTCGTCGAATAAGTGATGAAGCAATTCATGAAGCGTCAAAGCAACAATCCCTCCGCGCACTTTACTGTCCGGATTCAAAGTGACCATACCACCGGAGCCCTCAGGCTCATACCATGCGGGGTCTTCGATGCCCCTTCGCAGCCGAAATCGCAGTTCTGGGTTCTCACGGAGCTCCTTATACATCCTCCGCAGGATTCTTGTCGCTTCCCTCTTTTCCATTCATCGTTATCTCAAGTGAAGCTTGTAAACAAGCACAGTACCGCCTGGCAGTATTGGCTTCGCATCCAACACATTCCATTCTTCGCTGTCGTAAATCACAGAGACTTTGTCTTGCTTGTCAAGCCGAGGAAGGGTATCCGAGATAGGAACAAAGAGTTGTTTGTCTTTTGGCAGGACTAAGGAACCGTCAATGCTTGACCGATGGAAATTGGAAATTAGAGCCTTGACGGTATAGTCGTTTGTCGTGTCACTGTACGT